TGATAGGAGCTGACGCTAGTGGCCTAGAGCTGCGGTGCCTTGCCCACTATATGCACCCGTACGACGACGGTGAGTATGGTGAAGTGATCCTCACTGGTGACATCCATACAGCTAACCAAGAGGCTGCAGGGTTACCGACGAGGTCGAACGCCAAGACCTTTATCTACGGGTTCTTGTACGGCGCAGGTAACGAGAAGATCGGGCAGATCATTGGCAAAGGAGCTAGGGAAGGGGGACGGATTAAGAAGAAGTTTCTTGAGAAAACCCCAGCGTTGAAGAGGTTGACCCAGCGGGTTAAGGAGAAGGCCGAGAAGAACAAGGCACTCACAGGGTTGGACGGTCGACGCATACCTGTACGCCACGCTCATGCTGCGCTTAACACACTGCTGCAAGGGGCAGGTGCTATAGTATGTAAGCGTTGGTACGTTACCATTGAGCGTATGTTGCGAGAGGCAGGGCTTAGTAAAGCTGAGGCAAGTATCGTCGCCTTCGTCCACGACGAGGTGCAGATTATTGTGCAACAAGGATTAGAGGAGAAGGTAGGTGAGATCACTAAAAAGGCCATTAAAGAGACCGAACAGTTCTATAGCTTCCGTTGCCCGCTCGACAGTGAGTACCAAAAGGGAAAGAGTTGGGCAGAGACTCACTGACCCTAGCTTGATCGGAGACATCGCAGAGCATTACGCCATAACATGGCTGTGGGACGAAGGTTTCCAAGTGTTTAAGAACGAGGGATGTACAGGACCAGTCGACATGATAGGGATTAAGAACGGGACGGTGTACCTCTTCGATGTGAAGACTGGTAGACCCTCATCCCGTACACCTATCCAAAAGGAATTGGGGGTTCAGTTCATTCGCTTTAACCCTGAGACACGCGAGCTTTATTTCGTTAAACACCGGAGGTAGTATGGAGAGTACATCATTAAACTGGATACTGGTAACTAGCTTCGGTTTTGTTAGCGTTGCCCTAGGGATCAAATGGATAGGCGAGATTGTGATTGAGTACCTCATGGCTAGACAAGGGTATCAGGTGGTGCGGATGTCGCAAGAAGATGTTGAGAGAATGTTACAGGAGGGGGATGATGACGACTCTATTAATTGATGGAGACATTATAGCTTACAGGGTAGCGGCAGCGTCGGAAACACCTGTGAATTGGGGTGACGGGTTATGGACTCTTCACGCCTACGAGCAGGAGGTAGAGAACGCAGCAACGTACCACGTCGAGAAACTCATAGAGCAATCAAAGTGTGACGATGTCGTGGTCTGCTTGACAGGGAGCGACAACTTTAGGAAGAAGGTCTGCAGCACCTACAAGGAGAACAGGAAGAACACACGGAAACCTATGTTGCTGCAACACGCCAAGGACTTTATGGCTGCGCAGTGGAACGGCATGGTAGAAGATGTGCTTGAGGCTGATGACCTGCTGGGTATATTAGGGAGCAACAGCGAGGATAACATCATCTGGTCTGACGACAAGGACCTCCTCACTATACCTGCCCAACACCTGCTCGATGGTAAGGTGGTCACGATTGAGGAGCCAGAGGCCGACTACAACTTCTTCTATCAAACGTTGACGGGAGATTCTACCGATAACTATTCGGGGTGTCCCAAGATAGGACCGAAGAAAGCTGAGGCTATCCTAGGCAAAGAGAGTTCGTGGCGTAGTGTTGTGGCCGCGTTCAAGAAGCAAGGGTTGAGTGAACTGTTCGCCCTAGAGCAGGCTAGACTGGCTCGCATACTGCGGGACGGGGAGTTTAATTTTGAAACGAAAGAGGTGAAACTATGGACGGCGTAGTGGACAAGAAGAAGTGGGAAGCAGCTAGAGGGAGTATTGACGACGCCTCCCCTGCTGATTGGGACGCCGCTCGTAAGGCTATCTCAGACGCAGTGGATCACCCTCCCCATTACAACATAGGGTCTATAGAAACGATTGACTACATTGTCAGCGTCATGGGTGAGTGGGAGGCAGCCTCGTACTGCCAAGGTAATGTACTGAAGTACGTGTCGCGAGTGTTCGCCAAGGGCAAGCCCATCGAGGACTCACGCAAGGCTATCTGGTACTTGAACAAACTTATCGACCTATTAGAAGAGACTAAAGGAGTGAACTGGTGATGACTGAACCTACCTACGAGTACCTGAATGGAATGTTTGAAGGTTTCGATTACTACCAGTCGAAGTGTAATGACACGGCACTCTTCCCCGAAGACGTCGCCTTGGAGTACCTGACGCTAGGGCTGTGCTCGGAAGCTGGGGAGGTAGCTGGGAAAGTTAAGAAAGCTATCAGGGATGGAACCCCGCCAGATTTCAAGGAGCAGATAGAGCTTGAATTGGGTGACGTGTTCTGGTATCTAGCGATGCTAACCGACCGCCTCGGTCTAAGCCTTAGCGACGTCGCCTTCTCTAACCTGTCAAAACTAATGAAGCGCAAACTAAAGAACTCACTACAAGGCTCAGGAGATAATCGTTAATGGACCTATACCAGCAGTACATACATAAGTCACGGTACGCCCGTTGGCTGCCTGAAGAGAACCGTAGAGAGACTTGGGACGAAACAGTAAGACGCTACACTGACTTCTGGGTAGAGCGTGGTCAGATCGACTACGACACCTCAGAGATGCTGTACAAGGCCATCTACAACATGGAAGTCATGCCCTCGATGCGCTGCCTGATGACAGCAGGTAAGGCACTAGAGCGGGACAACATGGCTGGCTTCAACTGTAGCTACGTTGCTATTGATAACGTCAGGGCTTTTGACGAGATCCTTTACGTACTGATGTGTGGTACGGGAGTGGGCTTCTCCGTTGAGAGACAATTCGTAAACAAACTACCAGAAATTGAGGAAGACTTCCATGAAACAGAAACTACAATCCATGTACAAGACAGTAAAATCGGCTGGGCCAAAGCTCTACGCGAACTACTTAGCCTTCTGTATTCGGGTCAAATACCTTCTTGGGACACTTCGCGTCTCCGTGAAAAAGGTGCTAGGCTCAAAACGTTCGGCGGCAGAAGCAGCGGTCCTGATCCTCTTCTTGCTCTTTTTACTTTCGCCTGTAACCTGTTCCGCAATGCCGCTGGTCGGAAGCTAACGAGCCTTGAGTGCCATGATTTGGTTTGTAAGATTGCCGACATTGTTGTGGTTGGGGGCGTTAGACGTAGTGCGCTTATTAGTCTGTCTAATCTTAGCGATGATCGGATGCGTAATGCTAAGCACGGTAATTGGTATAACATTGAGCCGCAACGCGCTCTCGCTAATAACTCAGCAGTCTACTCAGAACAGCCTGACTTCGAGACCTTCCTCAAGGAATGGGTGAGCCTGTACGAAAGCAAGGCAGGGGAGAGAGGAATCTTCTCCCGCCTAGCTAGTAAGAAGCAGGCCAGCCTGAACGGACGGAGGGACACGGAGCACGAGTTCGGCACCAACCCTTGTTCAGAGATTATCCTGCGCTCATCTCAGGTGTGCAACCTTAGTGAAGTGGTGGTGCGTAGCAAGGATACACTCGCTGACCTCAAGCGTAAGGTGAAGCTGGCAACCATCCTAGGAACCCTCCAGTCTACTCTGACAGACTTCCGCTATGTGCGGTCTGTGTGGAAGAGGAACACCGAGGAGGAGCGTCTGCTGGGGGTGAGTTTAACAGGCATCATGGACCACACCGTCCTCGCTGGTGAGCAAACTAAAGGGAGCGGTTTCGACCACCCCAACCAACCTGACCTGAAGAAGGCGCTAGAAACGCTAAGGAAAGTGGCAGTCACTACCAACGCTAAATGGTCAAAGGAGTTAGGAGTTGAACAATCTACAGCTATTACTTGCGTTAAGCCTAGTGGCACTGTGTCTCAGTTGGTCGACAGTGCGTCTGGGATCCACGCGAGGTTCAGTCCCCATTATGTGCGAAGAGTGCGGAGCGATATTAAAGACCCAATCTCAGAGTTCTTGATAAAGACTGGTGTACCTTTCGAGCCTGATGTTATGAACAGGGAGAACGTTGTGTTTAGTTTCCCTATGGCTGCTCCAAAGGGAGCCACGCACGTAGCGCAGTTGGACGTTAAGAAGCAGCTAGACCTATGGGAGGTGTATCAGGACCATTGGTGTGAGCACAAGCCTAGCGTAACCATCTACTACAGTGACGGAGAGTTCCTCCAAGCTGGACAGTGGATCTGGGACAAGCTAGAGAAGTGTTCAGGTATCAGCTTCCTGCCACGTACCGACCACGTGTACGAGCAGGCGCCCTACGAGGCCATAGACGCTGAGAAGTACAAGGAACTGAAGAAGGCTATGCCCAAGAAGATCGACTGGACAGAGCTTGAACAATACGAGAAGATAGACACAACCACGGGTACGCAAGAGCTGGCCTGTACAGGAGGGGCTTGTGAGCTGTGACTAAGAAAGCAAAGATGATGATGGTGTTGGAGGTGGTAACCTGCCTCCACATCATTGCTAACGTATATTTACATTTTCCAGAGGCACTGCTTTATGAAGAAACTAACATTGAAAAAGGTGAAATCGTTTTGCGTGAGCAACAAGCCTATCTTTGAGACCTTTGTGTGGTTTTGGGGGGCGTGTTTTCTAATGGCAGGGTTTTTCTCAATTGTAGTTAAAACAATAGCTTAGGTGAAATAGCCCCCTATTGGAGAAACCCAATGAAAACATTAGGTAAACCATTCGCAATTCACGAAGACTTGTTAGAGTATTTACGCACTATTTTCCCTAACACTCTTCCCCTAGATAGGGGTGTAACCCCCGAAACTATAGCCTTCTTACAGGGACAGCAGCACGTGCTCAGGACTTTGGAAGGATTAAACGACGAGGAATAAATTATGTGCTTAGGCCGTAAACCACCTAAACCGCCTGTTGCTCCACCTCAACCCTTAGCCCCGCCTGAGCCGCTTGAAGTAGGCGCCCCTTCTGAGAAGACCAAGAAGCGACGGCTAGGTACCAAGCAACTCCGTCGAGGGGGTACTGGCTTACAAGTGAAGGGTACTCAATCAGCGGGTACAACCTCTTCAGGACTGCGTATTAACTAATAAGGTATTTATATGCTAACCGATAATCAAACAGTAGCCCAGCTCTACGAGCATTTGACGGCAGATCGGGATGCGTTCTTAATGAGAGCCAGAGCAGCAGCAGAGCTGACTATTCCGACGCTGATGCCGCCCTCTGGTCATTCAGGGCATACAGAGTATTCTACTCCTTTCCAAGCTGTGGGAGCTCGGGGCGTTAATAACCTAGCCTCCAAGCTGCTCCTGACGCTTCTCCCGCCTAACAGCCCCTTCTTCCGACTGACTATTGACGATTTCGACTTACAAGAGTTAGCAGGACCTGACGCTAGGGGTCGCGTGGAAGACGCCTTGGCCCGTATAGAACGTAGTGCCACCCACGAGATTGAAGCAAAAGCCCTAAGAGTCCCAGCGTACGAGGCGTTGAAGCAGTTGATTGTTTCAGGTAACGTCCTCGTCTTCCTCCCTCCAGAAGGAGGTATGAAGGTATACCGCTTGGATCGTTACGTCACTCAGCGTGACAACATGGGCAACCTCCTCAAGGTAATCGTTAAAGAGACTATAGCTACAGTGGCGCTCCCTGAGAACGTCCAGCAGGCTCTACAAGAGAGTGACGACTTCCAGAACCGTGCGGACAAGAAAGAGTGCGACCTCTTCACGTGCATACGGAGGGAAGGAAAACGCTACAAGATTCACCAAGAGGTCGAGGGTATCGTTGTACCTAAGTCCGAAGGTTCTTACCCGATGGATAAGGTGCCGTGGCTTGCCCTACGCTTCATAGCTATCGACGGCGAGAACTACGGTCGAGGCTTTATTGAGGAATACCTAGGAGACCTGAAGTCTCTTGAGGCCCTCTCCCGAGCAGTAGTCGAAGGCAGCGCAGCCTCCGCTAAGGTGTTGTTCTTAGTCCGTCCTAACGGTACGACCAAGCAACGCGCATTAGCTGACAGCCCTAACGGGGCTATCGTGGCAGGTGACGCCAACGACGTGTCTACCCTACAAGTGAACAAGTTCAACGACTTCCGTGTAGCAGCAGACACAGCACAAACTATCACAGAACGCCTATCCTTTGCCTTCCTTCTGAACAGTGCGGTACAGCGCAACGCTGATCGCGTAACTGCAGAAGAGATTAGGTTCATGGCGCAGGAGCTTGAGACGGCTCTCGGTGGAATCTACTCCATCCTGTCGCAAGAGTTCCAACTCCCGCTGGTTAATCTTCTCCTCGCTCGTATGGAGAAAACCGGCAAGATGCCTAAGTTCCCTAAAGACACCCTCAAGCCTCAGATCGTCACAGGTCTGGAAGCGTTGGGACGAGGTCAAGACCTCAACAAACTAGCCCTCTTCTTACAGCACCTGCAGCCGCTTGGTCCTCAAGTAGTTGCTGAAGAGCTGAACGTGACGGACTACATCGCACGACTGGGCGCTTCTTTAGGTATCGACACGGCAGGGCTTGTTAAGTCCGCAGAGCAGAAGCAAGCGGAACAACAGGCCGCATTGGAAGCACAGCAACAGCAGCAACTAATGCAACTAGCTGAGAAAGGTGTAGCTCCCCTAGCGAAGGGAGCCGTAGACAGCTATAACCAACCGCAAGAGACAGACGAGGGATAAGATGACTGATTCATTGAACGTAGGAGAGGCACAGGCTGAGGAGCCTAAGCCGGAGGTAGGGTCAACAGAGCACGATAAGGAAATGATTGCTAAGGTAGACGAGGCGGCAGGTGAAACTACTGACCGCCCCGAATGGCTCCCAGAGAAATTCAAGAGTGTTGAGGACATGGCGAAAGCCTACGAGAGCCTTGAGAAGAAGCTGGGACAACCTACCGGAGAGGAGGCAGAGGAAGCCCCTCAGTCTGCAGAGGAGACCCCTACTACAGAAGAGGAGACTCCCAGCGTAGACGATGTACAGGACTTGCTATCGAGCAAGGACATAGACTTCGATACGCTACAAGCAGAGTATAACGAGAACAAGGGTTTAAGCGACGAGACTTTCAAACAATTGGAAGAGTCAGGCTTGCCTAAACCATTGGTCGAAAGTTGGATTGCAGGGCAAGAAGCCCTAGCTGCCGACTTCGAGGCTACTATCTACGACGGCGTGGGTGGACAAGAAGCCTATGGAGAAATGATTGGGTGGGCGAAGGACAACCTGTCTGAAGCAGAATCCAAAGCATTCGACAAAGCCGTCACATCTGGGGACTTAGGCGCAGCGCAGTTGGCTGTATCAGGTCTTCAGGGTAAATACCAAGCCGCCTCCGGTGTGGACCCCTCGCTACTAGCGCAGGGACAATCCCGAGGAGACGCTGGGGGAGTTTACTCATCTTGGGCTGAAGTAACCCGAGATATGAGCGACCCTAGGTATAACACAGACTCAGCTTACCGAGCTAAGGTCAGCAACAAGCTGTCCCGAAGTGACGTAAAATAAGGTCTAGTTCTACTAAGTACTGAAACACAAAACTTATTACCTTAGACCCCCCGAGGGGGACAATCCTAGAGAAGAGTTAAGTGCAAAGTGACTGAAGTGAACAATTCAATCATTAACATTTAATTTTAAGGTAATTTTATTATGGCTGATTATACAGTAAGCCGTGTCGGTTACGACACTACGGACGGCACAGATGCTTCGGCACTGTTCCTCAAAGTCTTTGCTGGTGAAGTTCTCACAGCGTTTAACACTAACAACGTCGGTATGGGCGTACACCGTGTACGTACGATCTCGTCTGGTAAGTCTGCTCAGTTCCCTCTGACAGGTCTAGCTACCGCTACTAGCCACACTGCGGGTAACGAGATCACAGGCGGCAGCATCGACCACGCTGAGCGCGAAGTGACTATCTCTGGTTTGAAGATCGCCAGTGCTTTTGTTGCTAGTATCGACGACGCTCGTAACCACTACGACGTACGTTCTGCCTACTCTACTGAGTTGGGCAACGCTCTGGCTAAACAAGCTGACGAAGACATCTTTACAGCTGTCAAAGCTGCTAGTGCGGACACGGGCAAATACGCTCTGGGTGCTGCACACAACGGCGGTTCTGTAGAGATTGCAGGTACTAGCGGCACTAACGTAGCCGACGCCCTTTTCTCTGGCTTGCAAAAGCTGGACGAAGGTAACGTCACAGGCGAGCGTTTCATTGTTGTTAATCCTGAATACTACTGGAGACTGTTCTCAGGTACTCTGAGCAACGTCGCAGCCGTTATGAACAGTGACGTAGGTGGCGAAGGCAGTCTTGGTAAAGGTACTGTACCCGTCATCGGCGGTGCTAAAGTCCTTACATCTAACAACTTGCCTTCAGGAACTAAAGCCCTTGTATTCACCAAGGATGCTGCAGCGACTGTTAAGTTGATGGATCTGGCCGTAGAAAGCGATTATCAAATCCAGCGTCAAGGTACGTTGTTGGTAGCCCGTTATGCAATGGGTACTGCTAGCCTGCGTCCTGACTGTGCTGTTGAGATTATCGACGCCGAATAAACTTTAGGCTAATGATAGGGGCATCCTTCGGGGTGCTCCTTTCTTTTTTATTCCACTTTGAGGTGTGTATGGCAACCCAACAAACCCCTACAACCGAAGTACAGGCTGTAAACATCCTGCTGTCTACCATAGGTGAGGCTCCTATTGCTTCCCTGCCCAGCACACTGCTCGACGCCCAGACAGCCGAGACTATCCTAGAGAACGTCTCACGAAGTGTCCAAGCTAGAGGCTGGGCCTTCAACACAGAATATGCTAAAACCTACACCCAAGACGGGAGTGGGCATATTATCTTAGACACGAACACAGCGAAGGCTGACTTAGCTCAGTCCAAGCGTAAGAGCCGCAGCAGCACGAACAACTATGTCGTGCGAGGCGACAGCGGCGTTCTGAAGATTTACGATACCCGTAAGCACACGTTTGCTATTGAGGAAGACCTCGACCTAGACGTCGTGTTGGTATTGAACTTTGAAGACCTGCCTGAAATGGCTAGGCGTTACATCATTATTAAAGCGTCCCGCATCTTTCAAGAGCGGGTCTTAGGCAGCGGAGCGCTGTCACAGATGAACAAACAGGACGAACTCGAAGCCCTGCGAGACTTAGAAGAAGCAGAAGCCGAGGCTGGAGATTACAACATCTTCGACGACTACGGTACATATCGGGTTCTAAACCGCAGGCCAAACGCAAGGGTAATCTAAAATGCCTCTAATTTCTAAAACTATCCCTAACCTAATTAACGGAGTGTCTCAACAGCCCCCTAGCTTACGCTTAGACACGCAGGGGGAAGTTCAGGAAAATGGACTGTCTGACGTGGTGACGGGTTTGAGTAAGAGACCCCACACTGAAAACGTAAGACGGCTTGAGAGTGCTGCGATTACTACCGACTTTAGTTCTCACCCTGATACGGGCGGCGTTGCGACCCTAACAGATGATATACCTTCAAGCGTTACTCCTATTGTACGAACCTACGTTACAACCTATAGCACATTACCTCTCGCGGAAGCTAGTACCTGTCACTTTCATAGCTATCGTAGAGATAAGAATGAACGGTATATAGTAGCTATCTCCTCTGGAGACACAGGCGAAGGCGAGTCTACTGTTGTACGTGTGTATGATAAGCAAGGTTATTTGTGCTACCAAACAGGACAAGGTAGTTGGAAATATACCGCCGGTAGCCTCCCTGCGTTAGGCGCTGCCGTAACATCAACTGTCACCTTCCCTAGTTTATACAGTAACGAGCTTTGTACTTTTACAGCCGCTGCTGGCAAACTTACCCTAATCTCCTCGGGGTCGGTGCTTAACGACGGGTGGCACGTTGGGGACACTATAAGTATTACTAATCCCGTCGCGCCCACAAGCTGGGTTAATAACGGGTTGTGGTCTATCGACTCCATCGACGCCAGCGCTAACAGTCTTACCCTTACAGCTTTGGAAGGACAGACAGCGACCGCTGAAAGTACCCCGCTTTACTGTTACGTGTACAGAAAGGCCCTAACACAAACCCTTTCGTTAAACGAACTAAAGACTCAAGATGTAACATATACAGGGGACCTAGTTTTACGTGACTCAGCCACTACGTCCTATTTAGATGACATAACTAAAACAGATGTTAAAGCGACGTCAGTAGCTGATACTACTTTCATTCTTAACAAAACTAAAGTAGTTGCTAAAACTAGCACAGCTTCACCCGAAAGACCTTTTGAGGGTTTGCTGTATCTGAAAGCTACAGGCTACGCCAAGAAGTACGAAGCGACTGTGTATAACGCTATCGGAAGCCTTGTAGACTCAGGCTACGTACAGACAGAGGATAGCCACGGTTCACATAGCGAATATACGCTACGAAGCGGAAACATTATAGATGTACTTGTAGGTGGGGGAGCCGACGATCAAGTCGCTGACCATGACGACCTAGTCCTGTCTGCAAGTTTTGATATTACGAGGGACGACGGGGACCCCTTCGCGGTTATCTCTCACACTACCTCAGATTTTGACATCAAGGCTACAGACGACGCCGGAGGCCAGCACTTCTTTTCCTTCAAGGACACTGCTAAGTCTTTCTCCTCTCTCCCTGCCGCAACAGCCGTAGGCTTCACCACTAAAGTTATAGGTGATAACCAGAGAGGCGAGGACGACTTCTACGTTCAGTACAAAGACGGCACGTCGAGCTCAGGGCAGTGGGTAGAAGTTGCAGAACCTTCGCGTCCAAACAGTCCTGTGTACAACGAGTTAGACGCTACAACTATGCCACACCAGTTGAAACAGAACGCCGACGGCTCTTTCTCTTTTGAAGCGATAGCTTGGGACGCTAGGATCGCTGGGGACGATAACACCAACCCCTTCCCTAGCTTTGTGGGAACCACGATTAACGAGGTGTTCTTCCACAAGAATCGCCTAGGTTTCCTAGCGAGCGATAACGTAATCTTCAGTGAGTTGGGTGGTTACTACAACTTGTTCCGTACTACCGTACGTACCCTGTTGGACACTGACCCCATCGACGTAGCTGTAGGCCAAACAGATGTAACACTGCTCAAAGCAGCTATCCCGTTCCAAGAGCAGCTCTTACTCTTCTCAGAGACAGGACAGTACACCTTAACAAGTACGCACCTTCTCACCCCTACCGAGGTGGCTGTTGAACGAGCGACGGCCTTCGACTGTGATCTAAACGCTTCGCCGGTTGCAGCGGGTACTAGTGCCTTCTTTGCCACCTCTACGGGAGCAGGAACAGGCGTCAGGGAAATGTACACGCAAAACGAGTTCGGTGTGAAAGATGCCGGAGAGACCACAGGCCACGTACCTACGTATATCGAAGGTAACGTGCAGAAGATGATCTCCTCGTCTAGCTTAAACACCTTAATGCTACAGGCGTCCACAAACGCAGAACACTTGTATGTATATAGGTGGTACGACACTGATAAAGAGAGACTCCAAAGCTCTTGGTCGAAGTGGACGTTTTCTAGAGACATCCTAGACTTTGCGTTCGACGATAGTTCTGTATACTTTGTATTTGACCGCGAAGACGGCGCTTACTTAGAGGAGCTGTCCTTTGAGCAGGATCGGGTCTTGAACCTTGCTGGAGGTCAGATTGGCCTTCCACTAGACCGTAGGGTCAGGTTAAACAACCACGCCGCGTATCAAACTTTTGCTACTGACAATGGGGAATACCCAGCCACAGGAGGAGGAGGACGGTACGTCGATAGTAACGGTGTGGATCTCACAGGTTCAGGGATAACTCCTAGCTCAAGCTCGGATTACCCCCTGTTCTACGGGCAGGTTATTTCGTTCAAGTACGAGCTCTCAGAACAGAACTATAAACCTGACGGTAGGATAGCTTCTGATATAGCCCGTCTTCAGTTACGGAATATTCGGGTAACTTACCAAGACACAGCTAACGTAACTGTCAAAACAACTCCCGAGGGACGAGACACTAGCTCCGTGACTTATCAGTCAGACGGTAGTGCAGGATCGTTCGACGGTGTTGTCTTGGCCGGAGTGCAGTCTAACGCTAAGGGAACCTCTATTGTGTTAGAGAATAACACAGTGTATTCCTTATCTATACAGGGTGCTGAATGGGAAGGCTATGTGACACTGAGGTCACAAAGGATAGGGTAATATGGCGCATTACAGACCTAGCGTAAGAGAGGATTGCGAGCTACTGGCTCCTTTCCTCCGTGAGCAGGATAAGCACGAGATAGCAGCTAGTCATGGCTTAGAGCCTCTGGCTGCTCTCCAGCTTTCCTTTATGGTGTGTGAGGAGTGTAACTCAATCATCCACGACGACAGCGTTATAGGTATGTTTGGCGTCTCAGACGGCGGGGAGTACGGAGTACCGTGGCTCCTCGGGTCTGACCGCCTCCTAGAAATAAAGAAAGAATTTATCCCACAGGCTGATGCGTGGGTTAAAGAAGTAAATCAAAGATACCCCCTACTACTCAACTACGTACACGCAGGGAACACCGTCTCCAAGAGGTGGCTGAAGTCGTTAGGCTTTGTCTTCCTGAAGCGTATAGAGGAGTATGGCGTGGGTAAAGAACCTTTTTATGAATTTGTGAGGATAGCATAATGTGTGATCCATTCATAGGTGGACCGCTGATGGTTCTAGCTGGTGGCGGTGCTACCGCTGCTACGGCTACGACGGCTGCCGCTACACTTGGGTCAGGGGCCGCCGCAGCGAATATGGCGGCTGCTGCCACGACCTTAGCTTCCTCTACCTCTGTCTTGGGTGGGGTGGCTTCCTTCGACCAACAAAGCAAAAACGCTGTAGCTACTGCCGAGGCCGCCGGACAAGCTAAGGCATACGCTGACGAACAAACAAACCTCAGAGAGGCTCAGGAAGCGCTGGCTGCGGCCGAGAAGCGTTCTGACATTAGCCTAGAGGTCGCACAACGACAGGCTACGGCTGAGGTATCTGCCCAAGAAGCAGGCGTGGGAGGTAGCTCTGTCGACGCCCTGTTGGGCAGTATCCGAGCTTCCGGCCTGACTCAAGAGACCCGAATAAAGCAGAACCTAGAAATGAGTCAACAGCAGTTAGCTCAACAGCGCCGAGCCAACCTATCCCAAGCTCAATCTAGGATCAATCAAGTTAGCCGGCCCAGTCTGCTTGCCACAGGGCTGCAGATAGGCTCTAACGTGGCTGACATTTATAGAACAGCATAAGGGTAAATAAAATGCCAAAGCAACGAGTACAGGTAGAACCCCTGCGGGGGAGCGTGGACCTACGCCCTACGGCTTCGCCCGTAGATACGTTCGTTCGTCCTGAACAAAACACCCGTGGTAAACAGATCGCTAGTGCGCTAGAGTCTGTGGCGGGAGTAGCTACAAATTTTGCTAGACAACAGCAAGAGGAAGTCCGTCTGATAGATGGACTCAATGCTCAGAACGAGGTGCTTCTTTCCAAGAGAGGAAGGGACGACTTCTTGAGCCGCTACAACTATAACCCTCAAACCACAACAGACGCTCAAGGTAACGAGACGACGGCGGTTCCTGACGCCCAGCAAGCGTTCACTGAGTGGTACGAGAACAACGAGAGCCTTACAGCCTCCCGAGACAAGCTCGTAACCAAAAGGGCTAAGGCAGCTTTCGACGCCGACCTACGCCAAGGTTTCATTACGGAATTTGATAAACAAGCGGAGATAGCCGAGACAGGCCGAGAGGATGCCACACTAACCTCTTCTATTATGGCAGATAAAGACCCCGCTATTGTAGACCAAGAAGCCCAAGCCTTGGGAAGAACTCCCAAAGAAAGCTATGAGACAATGTTCAACATTGCCACACGTCTCGTGAACGACCCCAACCAAGACGAAAAAGTCATAGCTCAAGGCCAAGGTGTCCTGACGTGGTTAGCTTCTCAGAACATTGGCGGTTCAGAGTTCCAGTCGACAGTAGCCAAAACAGCCCGTGCGGTCGAGGAGCAATCTGTCGCTAGAAAGGAACGAGAGTTACGTCTAGCAAAAGCCCAAAGGGAAAGGTTCCGCACAGAGACCTTAGCAAACCTCGACATAGCCTTAGCAGAGCAACGGCAGGGAGGAGAGGCTGTAGAGTTGGACGATTATGTCGCGCAGTTAAGCGAGGCAGGCGTACCTAATGCTAGGAAACTAGTAGACACTGTAGCTGACTCCTACAAACCTGAAGCTGACGACCTCAACGCCGAACAGACGGTTAGACTCAATACGCAGTTTGAAGCCCTGTCAACTCAACAAGAGCGTTGGGCGTGGTTAGAGCAAAAAAGAAAACCCCCCCTTCCCCACGCGGTGCTGCAGAACTTCATAACCCGTACTAACACTGCAGGCATTGACGGGGACGTAGACAAAGTGTTGAAGTCTCGTTCCTACACGACTATTGCTGACGCCGCTATGGATGCTACTGAAAACATCGGCGTAGACCTAGCTGCGCTTATGTCGCGTTTTAACATTGAGTTCCATAAGGTATACCTCTCAGATGCGTATCAACAAGCTCGCAACAGCAATGACCTAGGTACTATGCAGCGTCTAGCAGAAGGCGCTTACGGCCGCGCTCGGGCAGGAATGGGCCTTGGTGGAGCACCCCAAGCTGCCGACCCCCAACCCGAACGGACAGTTATAGACACTAAAGAGGTATCAGACTTTCTTAAAGCCGAAGCGTTCTTAATGTCTAAGAATACTGATGAATCCCGAGCCAAACTCGCTGCGCTCTACGAGATGTTTAACAAAACCCACGGACGTCTACCTGACGCCGCTGACAGACAGGCTTGGCTCGCAGGAGGTGGCTAAACATGACTGATTTTGCTACAGAGTACATGGCGCGTTTAGAGCAGCAGCTCGAAGACAAGAAGAAATACGAGGAAGAAGCGCGACAACGCTTAATTAGAACTACCAAGCCCGAAGGTAACCTCACCCCTGAAGAGACCTTTGAGTTCCACGAGGTAATGAAGGGGATCGACGCTGACGACGAGGCCGACATTACCCGCGATCGTCAAGAGGGTACAGTAGCCACCGCTCCTACAGAGGAGCCTAGAGACCCTAGCTTCCTAGAGAACGTAGGGGAAGCTATCGGAGCTATCCCCGCAGGTATCGGCACAGCTATCGAAGAAACCGCTTCGTTCATTGATAAGGACCTCGGGTTCGTCGCGGCCAAAGAGAAAGTGCAGGACGCCACAGGCGAGCTTATCGTTTACAACCCTGAGAAGTGGCTGGCTGAAAATGCCGGAGCTGCTCTCCAAGCTGTCGAGGGTGCTGAAGGTACACACCTCTTCACCCTAGGTGGTAATAAGGTTAAGCACGTGTCTGGAGCAGAGCTACGTAAGCTCCGTGAACACAACTTCCTTAGTTCTTCAGGGCTTAAAGAGTTCGTCGACCCCGCTATCTACAGTATTGACGATGCCCGAGAAGCTGGCATGATGGACTCCCTTTCAGGACAGCTTGTAGGCTCTATGTCGCAATTCCTAGCGAGCTTCGTCCTTGTCGGCAAGACCAAACCTTTCCAACAGTGGAGAACGTATACCGCTACAGGCGCAGCAGCTAAGGCTACCGTACAGGGGGCCGTAGTAGACTTCGTCGCTTTTGACCCTCTGGCTGACAGGTTGTCGGACATGGCTATCGAGTACGGCTTCTCTAACGAGCTTACGAAAGCTCTGGAGAACGAAGAAGGAGACTCTCGTTTAGAAGGACGCCTCAAGAACGCCGTCGAAGGTGGTCTCCTAGGGGTCGTGGCCGAAGGTCTTATCCGAAGCGGTGTAGGCGTTGCCAAAGCAATCAAAGGTGAGAACTACCTAGTCGAACGGACTATGGAAGCCGTAGGCGTAGTACGTAAGAACAAGCAGGCCAAAGAAGCCGCAGATGAAGGGAAGCTCGACGAGGCTGAACAGCTTATGAACGAGGCTGAGGACGCCGCTAACGATCTCTCAGAGAAGGTATCCGACCCTAATGCTGAGATGCGTGACCCTGCGGGAAATCCCATAGAACGCGCCTCAGACGATCCTATAGAGGTCGACGACCCTGAGATCCTCCGTGGGGACGTAGAGCCTATCGAAGAGGCTATACCTCACCCTAGGAGTCTTGACGAGCAGGAAGCAAGCGTCGACGTAGACGGTACTCCTGTTGCGCTTAACTTCGAGGAGGTTATTGACAAGGCGCTATACAACGTCGGGAGGGTTGTTCAGGAAGACTCCCCAGAAGAGGGTGTGTGGTATCACGGGACTGAGGCTGGGGGTCTTGCTAAATTCGACCCAGATTTTGGGAATGACGTTGGTTTCCATTTTGGAAATAAAGAGCAAGCTAACTTTAGGGTTGACCAAGTACGGCAGGAACGTGAGGCGGGTTTCCGTCCCAGCGACGACCAAACCTCTCCCGAAGTTCTCCGAGTTAAACTGAGTTATAAAAACCCGCTAGTCCTTAAAGAAAAGGGTGAGCTATTACGAGGAGGTTGGACCCCTACAGACCTGCAAATAAAACTGAGGACAGCGTTGGAGGAGGGGGAAGACTTTGCGTGGTTGACGGCGAAAGAGAAAGAGGCTCTTGAAGTCGAAGGTTTTATAGACTTTGATGATATGGCTGAAAGCCTAGGCTTAGACTTCTTTGACGATTTTGTGAAAAACGCTAAAACCTCATCCTCAGCCGAAAAAGCCTTAACGATACGCTGGCTTCAGAGCAAAGGTTTCGACGCTATCGAGTACGACAATATGTTTGAGGGGGCGGGTAAATCCGTGGCCGTATTAGACAACAAACATATAGATATAGTAGGTAAGGAGACACCCTCAACTCCTGTAGGAGGAAAGGATTCCGAAAACCTCCAGTACCTCAAGGACGTCTTCCCTAACCTAAGCGAAGCGGACATCCTAGCCAGAGCTAAAAAACTCCGTGAGGAGGTCGATACTCAGGCCGCTAGGGATAAAGGGGACGGTTCTACATTCATAGAACGCTCGGCCTCCACGGAAGATGCCGTATTCTCTCGGGAAGAACTGACCTCTGCCCGACAAGGTGCGGAAGCCCGTGCAGCTAAGCAGGCAACTGCGGCTGACAAGGCAGCTCCTAAGACGCCTAAGAAGCGGCTGGATAAGGAGCAACTCGAAGCCTTCAGTGAGGCTGTGTCACGCGCTCTCTCTAAGCTAGAGTATCAAGAGTTGAAAGACCTTGCTACAGACTTGGGCCTCCCTACAGGCGGCTCACGCGCTGAGCTAATCCTCCTGATTCGTGAAATGAAGGTCAAAGCGGCTGAGCGGGTAGAGCTTACTAACGAAATCTTCACAGGAGTTCCTCGCAAGACAGATCAGCCTATTCCTGCCTCTCTCGACGAGGCTGTGAATAACGCCGTCAAACAACGTGCTCGGTCTAAGTCTTTCCGACTGATCGGCAGTAAAGGCCCTCATAGGGTCATGTCGGTGGATAAGTCAGCCAAGCGTGGTAAGCAGTTAATCCAGAACCTGTTCAACAAAGCTAAGGGTTCTGGGGACGACCTTATCAGCTTCTCCCGTTCTTTCGCTGAGGCTAAGACGTCTACAGCGGATTGGGATGCTTACTTCTCAGCAGCCTCAGACTTACGCCAGAACATCTGGAAAGCTCTGAACGAGTTGAGGGAGGATAAGCGTTACCTGTCGGGAGACCGTGACATTGTTCAGCAGGCTCAGGCTCTGATTGAGTCTCTGCACTACGCTAACCAAGCCTACACAGGCGCAGCGTCGCAGAGTGGTCGAATACTGAACCTCGTACGTCGACTGAAGCAACGGTTCCCTGAGTTCGAGATGAACTTCCGGTTTGAGGATAGCCCAATAGAAGCCTTGGTAAAGCTAGATAAAGCAATCAAAGCTAACCAAGGTGTGTTCGACAAGGCAGGGCGCGTTTTCCGCTTCCTTCATACAGACCTTATTAACATCGCTAACGAGATATGGATTAACGCTATCCTCTCGGGTATCGGTACACAGGGTCTTAACATCGTATCCAACACCGCTATCATGGGCGTAGACGTCCTTGAGCAGGGTGGAGGTGCTCTAGTGTCAGCGGCTAGATTGAACTTCAAGGACGCAGGACGCGGCCTCACACTTGCCCGACACCAAGCTATGGGTCTGGCTAAGTATACCAAAGTATCTGTACAGCTTGCCGCAGAGTCCTTGCGTACTGGTCGTAACATTCTCGACGAACACGCTGCCATTATGGAGCAGGTCGACGGGATCATTAACCGAGTGGCCTTGGGCGAAGGTAACGTCAGAGGTCTCACAGAGTTGAAGATGTCAGCACAAGCCCTAGAGCTGACACGTTCTTTGGAAGGTTTGCGAAGACAGAAGGAGGCACTGCGTCGTCCCTATAAAGGCGAAGGCGTCAATAAAGCTATCCCTAAATCTGTCAGCCGTAAGCTGAACAAGGTCAACGAGAAGATCGAGGAGTTTGAAGAAGGACTTCGTACAGAAATGATGGAAAACGCGGGTCTAGGTAAGGTGTTGAATAACACCCTACTCAACACTCTGGGCAACATTATCCGTCTTCCCTCGCGTGGTTTGATGGGCGGGGACGAACTCTTCAAACAGCTCAACTTCAGGGCTAAGGCTTATGCTTTAGCGTTGGACGAGTTGGCACAAGATCCTAACTTCCCTAACATGACCGCTAAAGAGGTAGATGCTCTAGCCGAAGCGCGTGTCCAGACAGCCTATGAGACTGTCAGGGATGCTAAGCACGGTAGCAACATCAGCGACCCTATAGCTGAGAAGTCTATGCGAGCAGCTCGGGAGAATACGTTTACAGAGGACTTGGGTGAGTTTGGTCAAGGCGTACAACGTCTTGCTATCACAGCACCTATCCTGAAACAGGTGATCCCTTTCGTAAGGACTCCTATAAATATAATCAAGTGGCCTTTGCGAAGAACTGCTGTAGGCGCGCTGTTCTCTAATAAAATGAAGAAGGACCTCTTCTCTGGAGACCCGATGGTTAGAGACAAGGCTTTGTTCTCTATCGCCGCAGGGACGGCTGCTTGGTGGGCTGCGTGGGAAGCAGTGCAAGAAAAGGTAACGCTCCCAGACGGTACAGAAGTGTACGCCTACCAAGGAACGTGGTCGAGTCCCTCCCTCACACGGGCTACAAAAGCCAACATGAGGGCAGCAGGTGCAGCCGCAGTCTCTAGGGTAAGCCCTGACGGAACCTACCACGACTTCAAGAAGCTAGACCCTGCTGCACTCTACTTCGGTATTGCTGCAGACATCAGGGATCTTATCAACGCTGGACACCACACAGAGGCTTCGGACCTTATAGGTGCTGCCACGATTGCGGCCATAAACCAGATCGCAGGTAAGTCTTACCTCAAAGGTTTGTCAGAAGGTTTGGCAGCCCTGCAAAGTCCTGAGCATAGAGGGCGTAAGTGGTTCCTCAATAAAGTAGGCTCTATGGTTCCTACAGTGGTAGCGTCCTTTAACGACGATCCCCTACTCCGAGAAGTTAGGGACGCCGCAGACGCTCTAATCGCTCGTACTAGCCTCTCAGACACTCTCGAACCCCAGTACGACCTGTTCAGCCAACCTAAGCTGAAGCCCCGTAGCAATAGCTTCGGGATCCTTGGGTTTGAACTAGGGATCGCTAGGGAAACGAAGTTGAAAGGTCAGCGAGCTTACCAAGAGATTCGTAGACTTGGGGCGTCTATCGGAGAAACTTCACCCCTCTTTGCGGGGACAAACATGGACGATAAGGAGTTCTTCATAGAGGTGGAAGAGAACGGTAGGAAGATTGAGCGTTCTTACACCTACCTACTTAATGAGGAGGTCGGACGGACGATCATCAAGGGGAAAACCCTTCTTGAGGCTGTAGGCGATTTAGTGGACTCTAAGGAGTATCAAATACGTACTGATACTTTAGTCTCAGGTGCCACTCGCTTTCAGGGTTCAAAA